CGCAAAACGGGTCGGGAATTATCTATCGATACCTGGAGAACTGACATCAAAGACGTTGCTCGCGGCAGATTTTGGCACTGACGCATGGGACGTGGTCGTCGCGACGGATGATATCACCAAAACACTGGTAGTCGCGGTCACAGGCGAACCGAACACCGTGATCGACTGGACCGCCACCATCACCATGACAGCCGTTCAATCGTCTCCGTAAAACACCAAAACGAACGGATAACAACATGACGGAATGGCGTGAGCAGAAACGGGAAGCACGGCGCGCTCTGCATCAGACGATGCAGATCGAGGCGTTGTACTATCCGACTCAGGGTGCAGAGCCCGAGACGGTTCACGTTCGCCTGCACACCAAGTTCGACGCGATCGGCGACGAACGCAGCATGGGCTGGGCGGAAATCCAGTCCATGAAGCCGCGCTTGATCTTCCTGCGCGAAGAGAAGGAACCGGAGAACGGTGCGATCGTGTGGCTGCAAGCCGGCGAAGCCTATCGCATCGATAACACGCTTCCACCTGACGACATCACGCGGACGGCGGAAGTAACCCGTCTGTCCTATCGGCAGTATGCAGACGCCTTTCCGGAAGAGCCGACATCATGACCACGTATGCCGTCTTCGTCGAAGGGTTGGATGATCTGCCTGACGTGCAGAACATCCCGGCCGCCGTGACCGTCGCGGCACGTCAAGCGGTCAACCGCGCGACCGAGCGTGCACGCACCTGGTCTGCGCGCGAAATGCGCGAGCAAGTCGCTTTCCCGGCCCGCTATCTGTCGGGAGCAGATGCCCGGCTGCGCATCACGAAGAAGGCGACGAACAGCAGTCTCGAAGGTGTGATCACCGGTCGCCAGCGTGCAACGTCGTTGGCGCGGTTCTCGCGCGACCGCTATCCGGCTTCCGCACGACGGCGCAAAGGCGTGACTGTGCAGGTCAAGCCGGGTGAAGCGAAGTTCATGCGCGGCGCATTCCTGGTCCGCTTGAATGCGGGTGCCGGCCGCACGGATACGCAATTCAACCTCGGTCTCGCGATCCGCGTGAAGGATGGTGAGACAATCCGCAACAAGAAGAACGTCACGCAGTTGGATCGCAATGTGTACCTGCTGTACGGCCCGTCCGTGGATCAGGTGTTCCGCACGGTGCGTGAAGACGTGGTGCCGGAAACGCGCGACTTCCTGGAGGCGGAATTCCGCCGCCTGCTCGATCTGAGGGGGGTGTGATGGCAAACGAATACCCCTTCCGACTGCGCGTCCTACGCGGCCTTACCGCGTGCCTTCAAACGATCACGGTGGCGAATGGGTATCGCCACGACCTGGCCGACTCCGTGCGCCGTGGCCGCATTGTCTACGGCGATGACGATCCGATCCCGCTGGTCTCGATCCTCGAAGCGCCGCTACCTGACGCACCTTCCGCGACGCCAGCGGCAGGCGGAACCTGGAAAGGGCCTTGGGAACTGATGATCCAAGGCTGGGTAGATGACGACAAGGAGAATCCGACCGACCCGGCGCACTTCCTGCTGGCCGACGTGAAGAAGGCGCTCGCGCTGGAACGCCAGAAGGCGATCCGACCGGGAAGCGGAAACAATCTGCTCGGAATGGGCGGCCGTGTGACGGACTTGATCATCGGCGCGTGCGTTGTGCGTCCGGCCGAAGAGCACGTCAACGAACTGGCAAACTTCCTTTTGTCGGTAACTCTGCAAATCGCAGAAAACATGAACGATCCCTATGCGTAGCAGGGTGAGTTTTATTTTGTCCAACAACATCATGAGGAACACATCATGGAAGATATGAACTACACCCTCGGCCGTGGCGAACTGTACTTCAACAAGTTCAAGCCTGGCACGCAGGTCGGCATCGGCGAGCGTTACTTCGGCAACACGCCGGAATTCGCGCAGAGCGTCGAGACTGAAAACCTCGATCACTACAACAGCGACCGTGGCGTGCGTGAGAAGGACGCGTCGGTGCCGCTGCAAACAGATCGCGCAGCGACCTTCACGACCGACCATATCTCGCCGGAAAACCTCGCGCTGTGGTTCTTCGGCAGTACGAGCGTGCTGAGCCAGACTGCGTCGACTGCCGAGGAAAACACCTTCGAAGGCGTCAAGCAGGGTCTGTTCTACCAACTCGGCGAGTCGCAAGAGAACCCGACTGGTGTTCGCAACGTCACCAACGTCGTCGTGACGGATGGCGCGGAAACCCCTCAAACCTACGAGGACGGCACCGATTACGTGGTGAATCCCGAATTGGGTCGTATCGAAATCCTTGTCGGTGGAGAGATAGCCGACGATTCCGACATAAAAGTGACTTTCGACACCGAGGCTTCCACTCGCGAACTGATCGTCTCCGGTTCGCAGGCAATCGAAGGTTCGCTCCGCTACATCGGGCAGAACGCGGCCGGCAAACAGATGGATTACTTCTGGCCTTACGTGAAGATCAGCCCGAACGGAGACTTCGCGCTGAAGGGCGATGAATGGCAGACCATTCCGTTCAGCGTCGAAATCCTGCGCCGCACCGGGTACGAGGCCGTGTACATCACGACCCGCCCGACCGTGACGCCGGCATCGCCGTAATCCGAGGGAGAAATCATGGCTCTGAAGGAATTGCGACTCCCGACAGAGACGGTCGAAGTCCCCGGCAGTGGCGAGTTCACTGTTCGGGGGCTGTCGCTCGTCGACACGAAGCCGCTTGTCAGGAAACACGCGGGCGAGCTTTCGTCGCTGTTCAATTTGATTTCGAACAGCCAGAAGAGCGGTGAAATCGACATCGAGGACGCCGCGCTGACTGCCGCCCGGTTCCTCGATCAAGCGCCGGCACTGATGGCCGATATCATCGCCATAGCGAGCGGGGAAGAGGACGCTTTCGAAGCGGCTCTGCAACTTCCGATCCCGGTACAGGTGGATGCACTGACGAAAATCGGGAGGCTGACGTTCGCGTCGGAAGGCTCCGTAAAAAAGTTCCTTCAGACCGTCATCGTCATGATGGGAAGCCTGCGCGACGAGCGGAAAAGCTGACGTTCGACACGTGGCTGTGGGGCATCCGTAGACAGGTCAGTCTGCTTCAGTCAGAGGGACATGTGGATGCCCCGTTCTACCCGATAGGGATGGTGTGGGACGAAGCGCAGATCGTCGTCGAAAGGATCAACGGCTTTCATGCGACGCAGGCAATTCTCACACAGATGGCGGTCATATCCGTGCTTTCAAAGGACGGATCGAAGGAGTTCAAGAAGGCAATCAAAAGGTTGAACGACAGTGGCGAACAAGGGTGATGTTGAACTCATAATCCGGGCGCGGAATGAAGCGAGCAAAACGCTCGACAGCATCACCGACGCCCTGTCCGACCTGACGAAGACGCAGCAGGAAGTCGGCGCGTCCTCGGAAAAAGCAGGCGCGCTTCTCGATCAATTCGCGAAGATCGCGGATAGCGTTGCGGCCGCCTACAACAAACTCCAGTCCGGCGCAGATCAGGCGGCAGCCTCCTATGCCCGGCAGGAAGCCGCACTCAACGAAAGCCGGGCTGCTTATCAAGCGCTGTCCGCACAACTCGAATCAGCAGTTCGCGTTCAGACCAGGCTGTCCGAGCAGGCCGCAAAGGAAGGTGCGGACAACAAGGAACTGGCCGCCCAACTGAAGCTTGTCGAGAAGGCGTACCGGGACTTGACGAACCAGTCATCCCGGATGGCTGCGAAAATCGAGCAGCAGGAATCCGCGCTCGCCAAGTCCTACAACTCCCTTCTCGAAATCAGCGGCAGTTCGCAGGCCGCCGCCGATGCGCTGAACAAGGTTCAGGCCGCGCACCAGGCGGCGGCGAGGGCGGCTGAAGAAAACGCCGCAGCACAGGCACAGGCAAACGCGCAGATCGAACGCTCGTCGCATACTGCGGCCAGGCGCTCAGCCCTCGAACTGCGACGTTCGCTGACCGATGCGTCGTCCGGCGCACAAGCCGGCTGGCGTGAGGCGGAACGGGGTATCCGCGAGCTTGCGCAGGAAATGGCGCGCACCGGGCAGCAGACGAACGAACAGATCGCCGACATGGCGCGGTTGCAGGGAGCCGCGCGTGCGAACAAGCAGGCGTACTCGGAACTCGTCGTCGCCATCGCCCGATATAACCGCGTGCTGCGCGATCAAGGCGCGAGTCAGGAAGATGTAGCGGCAGCGCAGGCGAGGGCGCAAGCAGCACTGGTTGGTGCCCGCAATCTGATGGTGCAAACCGGAAGCGCGGCGCAGAGCAGCGCGGCCGGCGTGCGTAACTTCTCGAATGCGCAGAACCACGCGGCTAGGGAATCTGCCAACCTCGAACGGGCACTACAAAGCCTGTTCGCGAACAACCGTCGTTCTCTGTCGCTGTACCAGCGTCTGCGCGGCGAAGTGCTTTCGTTGACCAGTTCGTATTTTGGGTTGTTTGCAGCGATT